AAAATCAGTCAGACGTTCCCGATTTCCTGCATCAGTGTCTCTGCCTGCTCTGCAGTAAAAAAACCGGACACCGCTAATGTTGGAAGAACAACTTTGGTATAAAGATCTGACTGATTTCCCCCTTCTTCGTCAGCCCAAATATCATATACATTCTGGACCTTCAGGTAACTCATTCCATGCTCCCATGGTTCCATGGCTGCCTGAATGATTGTCAGCATAACCGATAACGGCGGGATGTCATCAAGCATATTCATGATATTTCGATGGTATTTTGCTTCTAATTTATCAACAGTAGAGGATTTCAGTTTCAGTCGATAAGTACGTCCATTTACCGTCCAAAAATGAAACGGTCTTCTCTTTTCTTTCTTTTCTTCCAGAGATACCACTGTATCTTCTGTATTTTTTGTTGCATCATCTAAACCACCAAGACTTTCCATGTTTTACCTCCTTTTATGCCGGGTCAGTCTGTTTAATCTCAGACTGTACTGCCATCGTTGCTTCAAACTCGATAACACCATTTACTCCACCGCCGGTTCGTTTTACAGCAAACTGAGCGGTAAATTCCGTAACTGTACCATCTTTTGTCTTTTCCTGAAAATCCCAGATTTCCTTTTTAGCAGCTGCATCCCTCATGACTCTATATGGACTGTCAGCCTTGGTATTATCATATTTGAACTTATATACCATATCCGGAAGATCGCCAATGCCCTGTTCATAGATTTTATGAGGGTCTGTCAGGCAAGTGTTATCTTCCTTATCGATTTCTGTTCCTACTTCCGGAATCTCTTTTAACCCCGGAAGATCTGTGTAAGCTGCGGAATTACTTCCGCCATCTGTATGTTTTCTATAGCCTAATGTTGTTCCATTTGCTAACATGCTACTTCTCCTTTCCTAGGTCCAGTAGACCTCATCAGAATCCATGTCAATGATTCCTTCATAACGCATCTGCTTGTGCTTCATTCCCGACGGATCCGGAACATCCTGACATTCGCTTCTCTTTAATCCTGTCACTTTCATTGCATTGTCAACTGCAAGAGTTGTTGCAGATGTACTGTCGCGATTCCAGATATCAATCCTATATCGCACATAAGATTTATCTTCTCTTACTCCATCAAAACTTGAACTCCATTCAGATACATTATTCTGTTCTTCTGTATACTGAATCGTGGATCCATCCGCCCATGTTCGCGGATAAGAATCTGAAACATTTTCTGTAACAGTACATAATGCGTTATATACCTGTTCCTTTATATTTTTCATTTGGTCACCTTTCCTATCTCAGCCTGGAAGCTGGCTCTCATATTACTTAAGATCTTATCCTCATTATCATGCAATGCCGGATACATGAAGGGATGTGCCGGCTGTCCTGTACACTGGTAGAAGCGTCCTTCTGGAGTATCGATATAAAACCATCTGTACTTCTCAGCTACTCTACGGTCAACCTGACTCTCATGAATCCACCATGGTGACTGCGTATAGACCGGTGCGACATCCGGAGAAATGCCTGCGTGATCTGCCTGACCTTTCGGACCAGTACCAAACTCCACATACGGAGCATAGGCTTTGTTGGTCCAGCAGATTCCCTCTGCCCGATTACTATCTCCCGTAACCTCAGCGTAGATGCTCTGCCTCAATTCTCCAGTATCAACACTGCAGTTATTCACTGCTGCTGATTTCACTGTCTGGATTGCCTGTGCAACAGCACGTTTCATATCGATTTCTGCCAGCTGTTTCAGCTTTTTATCGAGTTCATCTGCATCACTCACAACTTCTCCACCTCCAGAGTAAGCATTCTATACGGCTTAATGGAAATGATCTTATAATCCGATTCCCTGTCGCTTCCAACAAAAAGACAGATTCCATCAGATTCCTGAATATCTGTTCCGTTGTCAAGAATATAATGCAACCTGCCCTTTTCATCCGGCTTTATCTCATATTTTCCGGATATCCTCAGATTTCTGATATAATTCAAGCGCTGTCCATATTGCTGAGCTTGTACTTTACCAGATGCCGGCCAGGATTCTCCATAGATCAAAGAAGCAGTACCA